TCATTTAATGATAAAGATGTTAATCAACATCAATTAGAATCATATGGACTACAATACCATGAGAAAGCAAAAACATTAAATGCCAACTCATCTGAATCTGAAATATTTAATGTTATGGGTCAATTACAATCACTACAAAGAATTAAAAAATCTGGGGAATTAGAAAGCAGCTATCAAGAGAAAGAACAAATTACCCAACATGGAAAACCCAAAGCGTAAGTTATTTTTTTTAATTGCATTACCTAGATCTGGCAATACTTTATTTGCAAGTATTATGAATCAGAATCCTGAAATAGCTGCAACAGCTAATTCGGTAACTTTAGAGATAATGAAAAGTATTTTTTTGATAAAGACAACAGAGACTTTTCAAAACTTTCCTGACCACAAATCTTTAGATAATGTTTTAGATAATGTGTATAATTTATATTACAAAGACTGGCCTCAAAGAATAATTATAGACCGTGGACCTGTATTAACAAGCGGTACTCCTGGAAACTTTGAATTGATGAAAAAACATTTTAAATATGAATTCAAATGTATTATTTTATTAAGAGATTTAATGGATGTGTTTGCAAGTTATATGCAATGGTATACGGAAAACCCCGATGCTTTTCCGAATAAATATGGTTTAAAGAATGATGAAGAAAAATTACGACAATTAATGAGAAAAGATGGGGCTATTGTAAAAGAAATTAAAGCTATTCAAACTGCGTATAAATATCCTGAAATATGTCATTTTGTAAAATACAATGATATAGTTGCAAATCCTGAACAAGAGTTTAGAAAAATATATAAATTTATAGATGAACCTTATTTTAATCATCGCTTTGATAATTTAGATCAAGTAAAAATAAATGGTTTATCTTATGATGATAAAGTAGTTGGAAACAATATGCATAAATTATTTGATGGACCAGTTAGAAAAGTGTATAATCCCTATATAGAAAAAATTCCAGAAAGGATAAAAGAAGAATATGGACATATCAGATTTTAAACCAAAAATTTTAGCAACTGATACCGAAGATGAAAAAAGAATAGGTCAAGTTAAATTTGAATTTGTATTTTTAGGTCAATCGATTTTAAAGTATCGAGTACCTCTTGATATTTTTACAGCAATCAATCAAATCTATGAACAAAAGTTTAATACACTTGAACCTGCTAACCAACAATTGGTAGGTAAAATAGAGAACGAACATTCTCTGTTTTATCACGGTACAGATCAAACAAAGATGGCAGTCCATAATAGATTACCAAAAAATGTGACAGATTATTTTATGGAGATGTTCAAACATTATTTATCGTTTAACAAAATAAGAGATTATAAATTACATCTTAATTCTGTATGGGTTAATGAAATGAAACAACACGAATATAATCCAGCCCACATTCACAAAGGAATATTATTTACTGGTCTATCAAGTGTTATGATTTTAAAATTACCATCTACATTTGGTAGAGAATACTCAAATGACGCAGTACCACAAAACGGTAGACTACAGATAATGGGAGCATCTAATGGTCAGTTTGCAAAGATAGATTATCAACCACCAATGGACCTTAGAGATTTTTATATTTTTCCATACGACATGAGACACTGTGTATATCCCTTTAATGGAACTAATGAGACAAGACGAACTTTGGCTGCAAATTGCGATGTAGACTTTGATCCAGTAAAAAACAGAGGTGCTGTATAATGGATAAACAATATTACATAGATAATCATATAGGTTTGTTTAAAAATTTTATGCCAGATCAATTGATAGATAGTTATCTTACTTTTTTTAATAATTGTGAAAAACAAGGGGCTGTGTACCCAAGAGTAGAAGATGAAACATTTGTTGCAGATCATGCAATTAGTACAATTATGGGTTCAGTTCAGGCTGCAATGACTTATAACAATAAACCGTTTATAGATTTGTTCTTCAAAGAAGTTTATCCTTTGTATGTTCAAAAATATTCTTATCTAAAAAAATTAGCCACTCACAACATATTAGAAGTTAAAATACAAAAAACCAAAGTAGGAGAAGGTTATCATTTTTGGCATTGTGAAAATGCCGAGATGAAAGCTAGAAATAGAATCCTAGCTTTTAGTGTTTATCTTAATGATGTTACAGAAGGTGGAGAGACAGAATTTTTATATCAAAAGTGTAGATTCAAACCTGAAAAAAATACACTACTAGTTTGGCCATCACAATTTACACACGTTCATAGAGGTAACCCACCTCTGTCAAATGATAAATATATAATAACGGGATGGGTAGAATACGGATATTAATATGATAACAGAACCACGATGGAAATCTTATATAGTTGAAACAACAACACCAATCTTTACACCTAAACAATGTCAAATGATTATTGAAGCAGGAAGAGTTGAACCTAGACAAACTGCAGCAGTAGGTATGAACAAAAATAAGAAGAAGGGTGGGGGAATAGATACTAAAACTAGAATTTCACATATTAGTTGGATACCCTTTTCTAAAATGAAAGATATGTACAAAGACATAGAAAAAATAATGTTAACTACAAATGGTAATCATTTTGGTTTTGATGGAATGCAAATAACAGAGATGGCACAGTATACAGAATATTCTGAAGGTGGGTTTTATGAATGGCACACCGATAATGATGTTCATATGGCAAACGAACCTCCTGTTAGAAAAATATCTATGACTTGTTTATTATCTCCTGAGAATGAATTTGAAGGTGGAGATTTAGAGTTAATGAAAGAAGGTCAAGTTGCAGAAATAAAACAAGGACATGCTGTGTTTTTTGCTTCGTTTATTAGACACAGAGTAAAACCAGTAATACGTGGTAACAGAAAATCTTTAGTTATGTGGTTTGGAGGACCTGCATTTAAATAATGTTTAGAGAATTGCATTTTCCAACACCTATTTATATTGCAGATATAAAACATCCAACTCTTAATCAAGAGTTGGAAAGAGACATTGTAGCTTGGTCTAAACAAGATAAAGGAGTAGTTAGAACTAATGTACAAGGTTGGCATTCAACTACTGATATGGCGGAGTTACCACAATTTAAAAAACTAGTTGATATGTTATACGCATGTCAAAAAACAATATACGAACAAGAATATTATAAAAGTGAACCTGTATTAGGTAATATGTGGGCTAACATAAATCCACCAGGTGGAATGAATAGAGCTCATCAACACCCTAATTCATTATGGTCTGGTGTTTATTATATTAAAGCACCTAAAGGTTCAGGAAATTTAAAAATAGATGACCCTAGATCATCAGCTGCAATGTGTAGACCTAATCAAAAAGACGTAGAAAAACCAATTAGATTGCTAAGAGAAACAGATTATGAACCTATTGCTGGAAGATGTATTATGTTTCCATCTTGGTTAATGCATTGTGTTGATCCTAACGAATCTAATGATATAAGAATATCAGTGTCTTTTAATTTTTTACAGAAAGGTATGTTCGTATGACATTTAAACAACAAAAATATCAAGTAATTAAACAAGCCCTACCTTACGAAGTAGCTAATTTTATATTTAACTATTTCTTACTTAAAAGAGATGCCATTAAATATATGTATCAAAACAATATTATACATGACAATGGCATGTTTGGTACTTGGTCAGATCAACAGGTTCCAAATACTTATTCTCATTACTCAGATATGGTTATGGAAACTTTACTTGTTAAAATGATACCTGTTATGAAACAACATACAGGATTAGAACTGATCCCTACTTATTCATACGTTAGAGCTTATAAAAAAGGGGATATATTAAAAAGACATAAAGATAGACCTAGTTGTGAAATATCTTGTACTCTTAATTTAGGGGGAGATCCTTGGCCTATATTTATAGATGGCACAGGAGCTGATAATGTTGTTAATGAAAGACAAAATATTGTAAAACCAAACGCTCCAGCAGGTACGAAAGTCTTGCTTGAAGTGGGAGATATGCTAGTATATAGTGGATGTGAACTCGAACATTGGCGAGAGCCTTTTGACGGGAACATTTGCGGTCAAGTATTTCTACATTATAATCATGTGAATGGCCCATTTGCTGACAAAAATAGATTTGATGGAAGAGCCAAGCTAGGTCTACCATCAGGTGTAAAATAGTATTATAATGAGGTTATATGTTACAAAAATTAGGATTCCTACCAGGGTTCAACAAACAAGTTACATCAACAGGTGCTGAGTCTCAATGGACAGGCGGTGAGAACGTACGTTTTAGATATGGTACACCTGAAAAAATAGGTGGCTGGAATCAATTAGGTGAATCAAAACTAACAGGTGTTGCAAGAGGCTTACATCATTTTGTTAACAAGGCTTCAATTAAATTTT